GGAAGATCACACGACGAGGTTTCTGAATAGCCAGAATGTTCTGACCTTCTTCGCCTACGACGAAAGCTGTGACATTTGCATCCTTGTCATAAATAGGCAATGCGCCATCAGGAAGCTGTTCTACCAGGAAGGTCTTACGACCGACTGAGGTATAGTCTCTTCTCAGACGCAGAGGCTGAGTCATTGACGCAGCTAATTTGGCTCTACCACCGGCAGTCTTGATATATTCACCGATAATTTGCTGTTTGACTTCATTACTAATTTCAGCCATTATGACTCACCTCCTTATATTCTCATTTGTACCGTCATGTATGCATCTGAACTGCTCGGAGCTTTAAGTACAATACCAAGTATTGTAGTTACACCCCAAGTAGCATCTGTAGCCACACCTGACGAGTTGGTTAAAATGCCATTCTGAGAAGCATAAAGCAGGTCACCATATGTATAAGTAACGGCTGCTGTGCCATCAGTTTGTTTTGTCTCATAGATGTCGGTACTGAAAACTGTACCTGAACCATGCATATAGACGACTTTACCACTACCTACGGCAGAACTTGACTCAAACGGATTGCCCACAGCGTCATTCACAGCTATACCGACAGCTTTGTCAGCATTCGTGGTATCGCCAGCGCAAGGTCCGATTTGTTGGTCACCAACCGTAGCAACGACACTACCTGCAAGAATACCTTTATTGGTATTAGTGTTCAGGCGAGTGTTGTTCTTCTTCTGATCATTTCCCACGCGGTTATCCTGTGTCAGCCCGACCGAAGTAATAGCCCCATAGGTATTATAGGTCTGGCGGTACAGAGTCTCACAGTGGGTGTTTGGAACCGGAAGATTGGAACCCATTCGTGTTACCTCCTTGAATAATTAGTTATTTATAACTTCAATCCAAATAATTGGAATGAATCCGTTTATTTAAAAGCTTCAGAAACATCAGGTGGAGTACTGCTCTTCCACAGACCGTTCAGATCACTATCACCATTACTGGCCTGTTTCACAATTCCACTGAGCTTTTTTGCACCTGTTTTTGTTTCTTCACTTGCGAAAAGAGAATCCAGAAGATCGACTTCTTCTTCAGCCGCTATTTCTTCAGCCTTTTTCTTGGCCTTTACTTCTTCTTCCTCTTCTTCTTTCTCAGGTTTCTCTTCTTTAGCCTTTTTCTTAGCCTCTACTTCTTCTTCCTCAGGCTTTTCTTCTTCGTCTTTTTTGGCCTCGACTTTTTCTTCAGCTTTTTTCTTAGCCTCTACTTCTTCCTCAGGCTTTTCCTCTTCATCTTTTTTGGCCTCGACTTTTTCTTCAGCCTTTTTCTTGGACTTTACATCCTCTTCAGGCTTTTTCTCTTCATCTTCCTCATCCTCAGCCTTTTTCTTCTTGGCCTCTACTTCTTCTTCCTCAGGCTTTTCTTTCTTGTCATCTTCATCACCATCATCACTAGCGAGGGTTTCAGCCCAGCTTGCCTGACGCTGAAGTGTTGACATGATACTCTGCTCCGGCATGTACATGAATTCCGTAGCCTGATCTTCAATCATATCATCTGAAGCTCCTGGGAGCATTCTCTGAGCAATTGTAAGACACTTCATAGCCTTGTCTTCCATCTTACGAGCAGCCATGACAGCTTCACGTTCAGGAGCAGGATGTCCGGTTTCTGTCCGACCCTCTGTTTTCCAGGGTGTTTTCATATCCGGGTCTTCTGCAAATTCTGAAGGACCACCGATATCATACTTCTCAACCGGATTATTTTTGTGATCCTGATTCATGGTATAAGGATCCGCTTTCTTTTCCATTTCAGCTTTCTTTTCCTTATCCACTTCCCAGCTCAATCTCTGGCGCATAATAACCTCCTATTGAATAAAACTTTTATATTTTCAAATCCTTGCATAAAATCCTAGTATTAATAGATAATTAAAAACACTTGCAATTAAAGAACTTAGCTCTATGTATATGAATCCATTAATCTTAACCACATAAGAGCCTTTTTAAGCTCATCTAACGCAAGTTTCCTACCTGCAAGCTTTGATAAAGCATAAGCAGCATTTCTTAAATTCAGACCCCTAGAACTCTCAAGAATAGCAACAGCCTTTTTAAGTTCTAAAGGAAGAGGATTCTTGAAAAACTGATCTATATAAGACATAACAGCCAGAAAATCACGACGGCTATAACCATAATTTGAGAGAACAGCTGAATCATTACTTGTCAAAAGCATATAAGCTCCGAATCTCAACTTATCTCTACTTTTCTTATCCATCTTTCCAGCTATTTTATCTAAATACTTATTCGACAACTTCTTAGACTTCCATATTTGCCTTAGTATTATTGAAGCCGTAGGCTGAATAAGATTCTCATCCAGAGTCGAGAGTTCCCGAGGACCACCACCGCCATTTTCTTCATCAAACTCATCAGCTATTTCATCACCCAGTTCCTGGAGGACTTTTTTCTTTATTCTGTCCTTCCACATTTGAACATTGTTTTGTTCGAGTGGGGGTTCTGGTTCCCCTGTCGGGGCTTCAAGATCTGCAGCAGGCTCTTCTTCCGGAGCTGTCTCATCTTTAACAGGCTCAGCAGCAGGCTCATCCTCTTCTTTAGGACCTTCAGTAGGAGGTGGAGGTTCTTTATCCGTATCATCTTGAGCAAGAATCTCATGAGCAGCTTTTAAGAAATCAGAATCCTGGAATAAATAACCTTCCTTCTTATTCGCTTCATCAATCTTAGCATTAACATTATCAGGAAGATCTACTATATTCCTTATAACTGCACCGGTAAAGGCCGGATTGATTACCCAGGAGGCATCAATAAAAGTCACACTATCGGGTTCAGAATAATGGCCACAAAGTTCAGCGACCTTTCTCTGATTACCATATACATCATAGAAAGTATTATTCTTCTCATATTTAATATGATCACAGGTCTCTGAATCATCCACAGCCTTATTACCACATTTACTACAGATACTGTAAGCTATCTTGCAGCCCATTGACAAAGTGGAAAGCTGCTTTGACTCTATTTTTTTCACCAATTCCTTATGCTTTCTTTCTGTAGCTACAAGAATATCAACATAATAAGTGGTGAGTTCATTACCTTTTTTATCTTTACCAACAGGCACTTCTCTCAGAACAGCGTCGATTACCTTTCCTTTTTTAAGTTCAGGTATCTGTACATGTTCAAGATAATTATTAGCTCCAATAAAGGTCTTATAACAACTGGCAAGCAGACTTTTCGACCATGCATCACCATTATTGTTTATTAAACTGGAATAGGCTGGATGGATATAATAGTCAGATTTTGGATCCTTTGAGTCTGCTAATTCCGTATCGACTGCAGCAATTATTGTGCAATGCGACAAAAGATATTTCTCAGGAGAATACTTAGCTATTACGGTTTTAGCAACCTTAACTCGACAGGTCTTACCACCGCAGGCACACTTACTCTTTTGTCCACAGCAGACATTTTTCTGCCACGCACTCTCATCAACACTGGGCTCAACTATGACAGCTGAACCGTATTTCAGCATCGCCATTAATTATTCCTTAGGTGTTAAAAAAGAAGCAAATTCGCGTACTCTATTAGCTAAGGTAGTTACAGCTTTTTTTTCCTTCGGTTCTTCTTCGGGCATGTCTTCTTTAAACATAGGAATGCTACCAAGCATCTTTAAGATACTATCAACTTTACTCCCAGTAGCTTTGCCTTCCCAATCAGACAGTCTTATACCTGCTTTAGGCTTCTGAGAGCCAGAAGCTAAATAGGCAGTTCCTACATCTGTTTTGTATTTATGTAAAAACATTGACATCTCCTTACTCTTTATGAGCAGAATAAACTTTCTCAATCGAGGACTTTATAATATGATCCGAACATATCGTACCATACTTATAAAAAATCCTATTATATGCCTGGACATCAGAAAACTCATCCTTGTAACATTTACAAATGTCATCAACAAGTTTTCCTATAACATCCGTAGCAAATGTATGAGCTATCCTTATCACCATCTTATCAGTAGCCGTCACTCTCACAGGAGGTAAATCCCGACTCGGTGTTACTCTCCTCGGTATCTGACCCCTTTTTCTTTCCGATAGGCTCTTTTCATAAGAGCCATATCCGCGATCAATAATACTCGTAGGCATCCCGACAACATCTGGATTTACCTTAATAAGGACTTCGGGATCCTCTTGAGTATTCTCCGTAGGCCATTGAACCCATAC